TGTATTCAGAAACTGGATCCTTTTGTCCAATAGTAGTGAGCGAGTTTTCAATATACCATCCACCAGGACCTTGAAATCCATGGGCATACATTTTTACCCACGGAAGATCTTCACTTTCAGGAGAAGGTAGGAATCGAACAACTGCGTACCCATTACCAGTCTTATCCATCTCTGGTTTCCAGAGACGATCATCAGCACCATTAGAAGATGTATTCATCTTCTCCATCTCTTTAACAAGTTTTTGTGTAAGAGAACCAAGAGAAGATTGTTTTTTAAGATCAGAAAAAGACATTAGATTACCTCAGATTAAGTTAGATTTGGCCTTTGGGTGCCCGTTAGGGCATCTGCGGTGGGCACTAAACCAATATATTGCAGATGCCCGTCCATGTCAAGTGTTTTCAAATTTACCAATTTGTTCTTTCATTTTTTCAATCAAAGTTTGCATATTAGTGAAGATCACATTCATATCAACATTTGCTGGTAGTCCCATCATAACAGCAGACTTTGATATATTTTCTTTCATCTTTTTTGCTTCTGGATCATCAGATAAAGATAATCTGGTATATAAGACTTTTTGTTTATCCAATAACCTTTGAAGTAAATCAACATGTTGCATTTTACCTTTATGATCCATTTGGTAAAATTTAAAAACACTATTATAAAGATCTTCTTGTAGTTCAGAAATTTCTACCATCTCTGCACGAACTACATCTGATTCAAAAAAACTCATAATACACACTCCTTTAAAATTTTTCTATACTTAAATATATCAATATTTAGAAACGAAGAATATTTTTTTATCCTAGCAGATATAAATTTCCACACAGGATCATTTAATTTCTTATCAAAAACTTTTACAAATCCAAAAATTTTATCAAGTATAATAAAAGTTTCTAAGGAGATATTATTTTGCAAATGTTGCTTTAATATTTGTGGATGAGATGATCCTTCTACAAAAAACATCTCATCAAAATTATTTTTATTAAATATATTACTTACCTGTTCTTTAAAATGATATGAAAGGGATTGTTTCTTTTTTTCCCAATCAACGTATCTAGTTTCACCTTCTCTAATTATTTCTCCAATCCATAACGATTGAGGATCATCACAAGAAACAAAATTGGCAACAAAAAAATTTATAACTTCCTGATCACTCTTTTGTCTAGATAATTTTTCAAACCAATATCTATCCTTCCTTTTATAGAAGGATTGTAGCGTAGCTCTACTTTTACCACAATACTTATGATAGTCGTAACTATCTTTAGTAAAGTGATTTTTTAAAGCAAGATATGTTTTATAAACATCAAAAGGTGTCATAATATAAATTAAAAATTAAAAAATTAACTTAGCCCTGGAAGTTCTTTTTAAGAAATTAAGTTCCATTGCATCATACTTAATTTTTTCTTTTAATGGTTTAGATATAAGTTTAGGAACAGATTCTAAATCAATACTATTTTTATCACAAAAATGAATAATAGCATCAATATAATTCATATCATTATTATGATGAACTAATGCTTCAATTTCTTGTGCGAATTTAGTAGGACAGAAAAACTTATTTTCTAATACTTTTTCAAATTCTTTTTGTTCTAAATTACTTTTTGTTTGTTTATCAGGTTTCATATGTTCCCAATTTGTATTGAACAAACTCTCTAATATACTGTATGAGTAGTTTGATGTATTTTTCTTTGTCGTATTCTTCATAAACAACACATTCTCCATTTTCACAAGACATAATGATTACCAATTTTTTAACGGTAATTCCAGTTAACTCATAAAGCATACATGCATATGCTACACATTGAACAAAATAGTGTTCAATCCATTCTCTAGGTTTAGGTTTTTTTGAGGTTTTAAAATCAATTATTGCCAATTCTCCATTAAATTCAGCAATACAATCTACTGTTCCCGCAACACCTAATACTTTACTGTAAAGAGAAGACTCTAGAGCATGAATATTATTTATCTTATTTAATTCTGGTTTAGCAATTTTAAATAAGAAATCAGATAAAGGTTGAACTTTAGGAAGTTCTTGATCGTTAATCAAATAATGTTCAACTAAAGTGTGCATATCAGTCCCGCGACTGGTTGCCTGCTTAGTAATTTTATCCGCCTTTTCTTCACCAATTTTTTTACGCCAGTTAGCAAAGAACTGGCGATTTTTATGACTGGTAACTGAAGTGATAGAAAATAATTTTAAAAGTTCATTTCCATCAGGTATTTTATAATAACGAACACCATCTATATTCTCCCGTTCTAATTTGGGGAGATCCAATTCAATATGTTTAAACATTAAAATCCTAACTCAGTTTTTGCAATAATATATTCTTTACACAGACCTGAACGAACAATATCCTCTACACCAAATTCAATGATGTCAAAAGAAGGCATTACTCGTAAAATCTTCATAAAATCAATAATACCATTACGCTCATTTGTTTTTACAAGATCCGATTGAGTCGCATCTCCACAAAAACAAATTTTTGTATTTTCACCAACACGAGTAATTATACTATCAAGTTCATGAAAATTCAAGTTTTGAAATTCATCAACTATAATAATGGCATTATCTAATGTAGTTCCTCGAAGAAATGATGTTGACCAAAAACTTATAGTTCCTTGTGTCTTTAAGTTGCCATATAACATCTCAAATTCAGTATCACTTGGAAGTTGGAACATGTATTTAACCATGTTCTTATAAGGAATTTGATACAGAGAAGATTTATCTTCATGATCTCCAGGAAGAAATCCAATTTCTCTGGTAGCAACTAATGAACGAACGATGTATATCTTTTCATAAGGAGAATGTTCTTTTAAAACATCTTTCAATGCATTATACAAAGTGATAAATGTTTTACCAGTTCCAGCAGCACCATATGCCACAAGATTTTTACTTTCACTATATGAAGAGAATAATTTTTTTTGATTCTCTGTTAAAGGATCAATATCTAAAAGTAATTCCGTATTAACAGGTTTTTTTCTTTTCATTTGTTTTGCAGTCATACCAACACCTATTGGTTGATGCTCATCAGTTCTTCTTCTTCTTGCCATTAGATTTTCTTAACAAGGGACTTGGGTGCTTTAGATGCTTTTTCTAGGACTTCATTCCATCCAGGATGTTTTTTAATAAGTTGATCTTTCCATTCTCCAACTTCTCCAAAAGATGCACATCCTTTAGACCAATCTCTAGTCCATTCTGGATTATCTTTATACCATTGAGTAATGTCATGTACACTCATCTCAATGATCTTTTTTTCCCCAGTCTCGTTATTAATGATAGGATAAATCGCCATAAGTTACATTAATTTACAGTAATATTTATTTTAATTTTATTCGATCAATATAGTAGAAGCATCATCACATTCAATACAGTCTATACATTCAGAAATATCTGGATTTTTATTCAAATATTCTTTCAATTCATCTTCACTAAAAATGACTTTAAATATATGACCAGTTAAATGGTCTTTTAAACACCAGGTTTTCATAGTTCCTCAGGGTGACAATCTTGCTTTGTGTAAACGCTTTTCTTCATAATATTGCCAAACACTTGGAGACCATTTTTGAAGTTCTGGTGCAAATGCATCGCATAGTGCTTGAATTTCAAGTTGAGCATCAAGTTTTGAACGAAGATCCATAAAGTGAAGTACAGAACGTAAATTAAAAGATACTACAAAGTTCTGACGAATTGCTTGGGGAAGATAATCACGAATATGCTCTTCACACATTCCCTGATCATAATACTCAGCATACTCTTCACACTCACTCAGAATACGCCCCAGTTTGCGTTGACGGTTCTCAGCAGTCCATTCATACTTCTTACCTTTACGATTAGTATAGAACCCCTCAGGGCGAACGTAGAAGACTTCTTCAACATCAAGTTCACGCTTGGCAACTTTAACTACACGCTTACCAGTATAACGTTGCGATTGAACATCCCAAGTAGTTCCAATTCGGTGAGTTCTTGCTTGAACAATTACGTTATGAACAAAACCAGAACAAGAGAATGTAATTTGAGGATGCTCTAGAGGACCCCAATGCCCACGCTCATTCGCAAGAAGTTGTTCAACAATCCATTCCCCACACTCTTGCTGACTGGGAACTTTTACGTTATGAATTGGAACTTCCGAGTAATCACCTTTTCCTGCTTGCCATATTACCTGTTCAGGAATGGGATATCCTTGAAGTTTTACAACTTCAAGTCTTTTATCAAGTTCGAGTAAATCTTTTGCTTTAATAGGTTTCATAAATTTAAAAATTTTTTGTATTAATATTTACCAAGTAATAAAATCAATCATCATATTCTTCAAATACTTCATCATAATCACCAAACACTGATGAAGAAAATTGTTGTTCTTCAACTACATCTTCCAAAAGAACTTCTTTCTTCAATGAATCAATTAATAATTCCATATTACTAATGATTAATTTTATTCTTTCTTTGTCCATAAAGATTCAAATCTTTTTTTCATTTTACATAAAAAAAAGGAGGATGTCAATCCTCCTTTAAAAATTATGCAATCTGTGGTTGTTTTGCCATATTTAATTGTGCATCTTTGAGAAGTTTTTCCTTCTTT